CATGGCTCTGCACTCCCAGCGTCTGCCAGACCTCGGGTATCCCGGCCTCGATCTGCGTCGAGCGCACGAGGCCAAGCCGTGTCACGCTGCCGTCGTGGTACTCGACGAAGGCCCCCGGCTCGATGATTCCCGTCTCGGCCAGCACCGGCAGGCGCAGGCTCACCTCGATCTGTTGCCCGGTATCGGCCAGAACCGAGATGCCCCGCTGGCGCGCGGCAGCGGCTTCGGTGATGAGCGCATCGACCACCATCGGGGCCAGCACATCCCCGGCAGTCCCGGCCCGGGTGACCTGCCCGAGCACACCGACGTCCTGCCCTGACACGAACACGCGGTTGTAGCCGGGCTTCTCCACCCAGCGCAGGGACTCACGGGCGACGGCATCGACGGGCAGCACGAAGTCGGGCGTGACGGTGCTCCATTCCCAGGGCGCGACCGGATAGCGATGGCGCACGCGGATGCTCTGGTCGGACGGATGCGGGATCAGGTAACCCCCGGCGGCGCTGGTAATCGCAACCAAGGCTTCCATCCACGTGCCCTGCTGAGTGAACACCCCGGCCGGGACGTTCCAGTCCGTCAGACCCCAATCGATGTTCCAGCCCAGCGGGATGCCGTTGAGGGTGAGCACGTCGTCCATCAACTGCCGCGCGGTGCGCGCCTGCGGCTGCTGGAAATTCATCACGGGCGCGTAGGGGGCGGCCAGCACGGCGTTGCGCCCACGGCCCGAGATGCGGATGCTGGCATCGCCAAACACCCGCTCGCGGCTGATGCTCTCGGCCAGCACCCGGAAGGCTGTGCCGTTGACGCTGGCCACCAGTTCGACCGGGCCGCCATTGCTGCCGGGCGCGACCAGACTTTCTGCGGCGGCGGGGAGCAGTGCATCGAAGCCCCACGTCCAGGACGCGGCGTCGAGCGACAGCGAGAGATTGAACACCGGCACGGGCAAGCCATCGGGCAGCCGGTGCAGGGTCACGTTGTTGATCACGAAGTAGACCCTCCGGATGGGAACGACCACCGGCTCGCCACCGGGCGTGTCGGTGTGGTTTTCGCAGAAGAACAGCAGGTGGGCACTGGCCGGAGCCAGTGCAGCGAATAGCAGATGGCCACTGGGCGTGTAGCAGCGCGGCGGTTCGGGCGGCTCGGGGATCACCCACACGCTGATGCCGGGCGGTGGCCGCATCGCTTCCTGGTACCGCCCGCGCCAGCCCACCGGTCGGCGGCTTGCGCTCTGGAAGTCCGTGCCCTGGCGCTGCGTCAGCGGTCGGGCGTTCTGCCAGAGGGCGAGCCGACCGGCGCGGCAGCTAGCGGAGCCGTCCTGATGCGCGAAGTGCGTGGCGTCGCGCAAACGGGTGGCGTTCTGGTACACGCCCGTCCGAATCTGCGCGATGGGCGTCGCGTTCTCGTGGGCGAACCCGGTTGCGCCGTGCAAGCGCGTCGCCTGCTGCTGGCCGGTACGCCGCAGCAGCGGCGCGGCCACCAAGATTGGCGGCAGACGGTGCGCGATGCCGTGAACCGACAAAGCCCCACGCTGCCACGCCGCGCCCCAGCCTGCGGGCGTCGCCGTCGCATCCTGCTGGCCCTGCGCTGCGCCGTCCTCGCGCTGCACGGCCTGCTGCCATTCGTGCGCCGTCTGGCCCACCGTCGGGCGCTGCGTGCGCGAGGCGTAGCGCACCTCGCCGGTGAGCACCACCCCGGGCAGGCTGGCCACGCCAACGTTGAGCGGCACGCTCGGGCGCAGGATGAGCGTGCTGACCGTCAGGCCCGGCAGCTCGGCCAGCACCTCCAGCCGCGCGGGCGGAATGAAGGCGACGCTGGCCACCGGCAGCGGCAGCGTGGCCAGCACCACCACATCGTTGCGCGGCGGCACGTAGTCCGCGCCGAAAATTAAATCGGCGTCGGTGGCGGCGGGTCGGTCGTACAGCAGGTCGACGTTCTGCCCAGAGTTCGCAGGCATCGCTCACCCCCGGCACTTCAGCCCAAGATGGCCGACACCATCCGGGCGTCCCCGCCCAGATAGAGGTTGGTGCTGGCGAGCTTCACATCGCCCGTGCCATCGGTGCCGCTGCAATCCAGATCGAGTGCCGTCACCTCACTGCCGTTGACCAGCCGCGCCCAGGTGGCGATACCGGTCGCGGCGATGAGGCCGTCCTCCTGCTGGGTGAGCGTCAGCAACCCACCTGCAATCGTTCCTGCGGGCTTGGTGAGCGCGATCTCCACCAGCATCGCGCTGGTGGGCGTCGCCGCTGGATTGGGCGGACGTGTTCCGCCGTAGATGCGCAGCCGCGCGGGGTTGCTGCCTGCATCGAGGAAGGTCAGCGTGCCCGCCAGCCGCGCCTCGTTGTGCTCCTGGGTGATGGCGACGGTCATGGCATCGGCTCCGGCCTGAGGTTGTCCGCGATCACGGCGCGGTACAGCTGCTGGAAGTCGGTGCTGATCACCGTGTAGCGCTGTTGGGGATCGATGCGCTCGAAGCGGTACGTGCCGTCAGCCTGAGACCACGTGCTCGCCACCAGGGCGTGGGTGTTTTCGCTGTAGAGCAGCACCTCACGCACCAATGGCTGGTCGGGCTGGCCCTTCTCCTTGACGGTGCCGGTGATCTGGCCGTTGCCGCCGAAATGGATGTTGCGGCGGTGGCTGGCCACGCCTCGGTACTGGCGCGGGTGGCTGCCCGGCACGTTCCATTGCACGGAGTTCGGGCTATGCAAGCGGCTCAAGACGGCGGCGTGAACGCCGACCGGCGGCCCGGCGAGCGCGGCGCGGCAGGCGGCTTCCAGCGCGCGCAAGTCGGCGAGACTGGCGACACCCGACCACAACCCGGCCGCGAAGAAGCGCTCGCTGCCGCCGATGTTGTATTCGTTGCCATCGGCGTAGTAGCCGATGCCGCCCACGCTGTCCGCGACCCACGAGCGCGCGAACGCCGCGCCCGCCCAGTCGTTGTTGATGTAGACACGAGCACTGGCCGGGCTGACCACCAGCGCCATGAATTTCAGCGTGCCCCACGCGGGCCCGCTGCCCACCTGACCGCCACTGCCATTGGCGTACTGGTAGATCGCGCCGTTGGATTCCTGATCCAGAAAGTAGCTGTTGCTGTCGCCGAGGGTCTTGTAGAACACCAGCCCTCGGCTGACGTGCATCACGAAGCCCGCCAGTACGAAGTCGCCGGACAAGGACATCGGCGTCGCCAGCGGCCAGGGCTTGTCCTGACCGTACAGCCCATAGAGCGGGAATGGCGTGGCCACGCCGCCCTGCACGGTGATGGCGTTGCTGCCCACCTGATCCTGCAGTTGCCCGCCCGAGAAGTGCAACGCGTCCCACGCCGCGACCGGCGTCAAGGACGCCACGCTGTTCCACCAAGTCACGGCTTACCTCCACGGCCCAGTGATGTCGAAAGCGATCTGCGCGCCCTCGGCCTCCGAGCTGTACTGCGTCCTAACCAGCAGGAATTTCCTGCCCGTCTGCCCGACGACGTTGTCGACGATGGTCTGATCCGAGTACGGACGATCCTGCGGCATCCACAGCATCCCGGGCATCAGGCCGCGCATATGGCCCGACTCCTCGCGCACGTAGGTCGGCAGCAGCCACAGGCTGTAGTCCGGGCCGTTCGGAAACGGCATCGGCCCGCGTCCGCAGACCTGCTGGCCGTTGTTGGTGTTCAGGGATGTCAGCCCGAAGCGCACCGGGTTGCCGAGCTGGGTGTGGTTGCGCAAGAGCACCTTGGCGGTGAATTCCAGCGACTGCGTCAACCCGTAGCCGTTGTACTGGCCCGGATAGCTCGAGTAGCCCGCGCTGTTGTTGCTCCAGTAGATGTCGTCTGCGGCCAGCACCGTCGCGTAGTTGTCGGCGGGCTTGAAGCTCGTGATATCGCCGAAGCAGTAGCCGTTGCGCCCGTACCAGCCGTACCCGGCGGCATTGGTGAGGAACAGGTAGAACAGGCGGTCGTCGCCGATGAGCACCCAGTTGCGGTTGCCGCCGCCGCTGTCGCCGGAGTTGTCGTAGCCGCTGGTGCGGGCGTGGTACCACTTGTACCAACCCGACTGGTTGGCTTGAACCTGCTTCCAGTTCTGCGTTGGGTTGTTCGGGTCGAAGGGAGCTTGCGCGCCGACGATGGTGTCGATGTCCGACAGGTCTTCGACGATGCCGACGTTGGCCCACTTGGCCCAGCCCGTCGTGTAGCCCGGCGTCTTGAGGCTGTTGTCGATCAGCAGAAGGTTCTGCGGGGACTGCGGGTTCCTGCTGCGGTAAGCGGCCTTGTGGGTCGCCGAGAAAGGCTTCTCCCAGCCCAGCGGTGGCACCTTGGCCGAGAGACTCGTCGCCGTCGTTGCCGGTGATGCGGGCGTGCCGGTAACCGCGTAGGTGAACGTGGTCATCGTCGCCGTCAGTACGCGGAACTGTCCGTTGTACTCGGACTGCTCAGCGCCAGCGATCTCGACCACCTGAAATGGCCGATAGGCGTGGCCGCTGGAAATGGTGGCCGTAGCGACGCCATCCGCGAAGGTCAGCGTGTCGATGGCCTTCAAGGCGAAGCCGTTGACGAGGCAGGCATCGAGCATCGTCACCAGATCGCCCCAGTTGTTGCTGATCTGCGGCGCGCCGGTCATGCCGCTGTTGAAGTACTTGACGGTGAGGTCAGCCATTGCATTGATTCCTTATGGTCAAGGGGTGTCGACGTCGCCGCGAATCAGCAACGTGAAGTGGTCGTCGGGCACGGACTCCGGGCCCTGCTGGACGGTGCGCACCACCCACACCGGGAACTGGCTGCCGATGGTGTTGAAGCGCAGCACGTTGCCGGTGGCCCAGCCGTTGCCCCAGCCGAGCGCGGGCAGACGGAAGTACGGGACGCCAGTCGCGGGATTGATGGGCGCGCAGTCGGCGCTGGTGTTGCCGGTGGCGATCACGCCCACGTTCTCGCCGATGACCTCGAACGAGGTGCTGTTGGTCATCCGAACCACCCAGCGCTCGGTGAGCGCCCCTCGATTGGTGACCGTGATCGGGTATTGCGTGTGGTTGAAGGTGGCCGTCGCGGCGCTGCCGACGAGTTCATCCGACCAGCTGCCGTTCCAGGTGCTCTGATCGAACACGAGGTTCACGCGGGCGAACAGGTCACCCGCCACCAGTGCACTGGACACGAAACTGCCAGACGCGGGATCGCCGGGACTGGCCAGCGGATAGGCGTGCGTCAGCGGGCGCGTGAAGCTGATCTCGCCGTTGATCTGCACGTCGCGCACCACGGCCATGTCCTCGATGCGGTGCTCGATGGTCACCGGCTGGCTGTAGCCGGTCACGTCGGTGAACGTGACGGTGCCTGCTTCCAGGTCCGTGGTGTAGCCGGTGTGGATCACCACGCCGTTGTGGCCGACCACGCGCACGCGCGACAGACGCACCCGCGCGCAGTCGATGGTCTGGCCGTTGCTGACCGACGCGGTGATGCGCCCGGTGTGGCCGACGACGGCGAAGCCGCCCGGCCGGAAGATCGGCACCCGCCCGTCGCTGGGCAGGCGCACCGGGTCGATGCCCAGCAGCGCCGCATCCAGGGGCAGATAGCTGTAGGCCACGGCGCTGTAGCGCAGGCTGGATGCCGCCACCGGCTCGGGCCGGAAGATCTTGCCGTCCAGACGGACGTTCTCGGCGTCGAACCACGGCTCCGTCTCGTTGCCCGCCGCCGTGACCACGGTGCCAAAGCGCACGCGCACGAGGCCGGTGTCGTAGTCGACATTACCGCTGACGCCGGACGCGGTGATCGTGCCGTCGATGCCCGCAGTCACGGTCTGCGTGCCACCCACCGCGCGGGCGAACTGGATGGACAGCGACCCCGGGCGCAGCGGTGCGGCACCGGTGCGGAACACGTACTCGCTGGAGATGTTCTCGCCGACCGTGGTCACGCAACTGGCGCGGGTGATGGCGTTGGTCGCACCCGCCGACCAGGAGCTGAGCGTCACCGCGCCCGAGAGGTAGTTGATGCTGCCGCGCGTGACCCAGCCGCTGGGCGTGAATTCGCGCAGCGTGCCCTGACCGTTGTCGCCCCAGGGCTGGCTGCCTGCGATGGCCAGCAGCACCGTGCCGGTCACCACCTGCGCGTTCACGCCCGGCACCAGCCGAAACGATGGGCTGAACGCGAACGTCTGTCTGTGGTTGCTGGTCGAGCCCGCGCTGTTGTAGCGCAGCTTGACGTAGCCGGACTCGTCGTTCGGGTACAGCGACGGCGCGTCCACGTAGCGGATGCCGCCGTAGTTGAGGCGGAACATCTGGCCCACGCCCGATGCCCAGCCAAGGCGCTGCGCTCCGTAGACGGGACTTGGAATCTTGACCGTGACGTCGGGCTGGAACTGCACCGCCCCGGTGGCGTAGTTGACGCTACCGATGACTTGGCCTGCGCGCAGCACATTGCCCGCACCATCGTCGCGGGCGTATTGCGTGGGATCGACCCCGTTCCACAGGCCCAGCCCCATCGCCTGAATCTGCTGCAGCGTGTAGACCCCGAGCACCGCGGTGTCGGTCAGGGTGTTCCACTCGATCTCCAATGAACCCGGCTCGATGGAGCCCAGGGTTGCAGTCACCGGCACCTTGCCCTGGCCGTCCCGCGAGGGGTGCGCGAAGCTGTCTTCCTGCTTGGGGCCCGCAACGTAGTCCACCGTCAGCAGTGCGCCGACTGGCGGCAGGACATTCGGCGCGAAGCTCAAGAGGTTCTGCGCAACGTTCAGACTGCCGGTGGCAGCTCCACTGAGCTCGCCCGACGTGGTGGCGGACGCCGTGCGCGTGCCCGTGCCGCTCTCGTGTGGCCAGGTGATGGTGAGCGTGCCCGGCTGAACGCTTTTGCCTTCGGGCGGGGCAAGCTGCAGGGCCTGCGATGCCTTGAGTGCGGCGGTCGGCTGCTGCGTTTCCTGCATTGGCACGTTCCAGGTCAGGATCAGGGACGAGCCCACGTCGGGCAGCGCGCCCAGTGTCACCACGAAAGCCCCGGTGTTCTTGTTGAAGGTGCCCGCGCCGTAGCTGGCGTCCAGCCCTTTGAGGGAGCCGTTGCCGCCATCCGACAGCACGTACCAGCGGCCCTGGGCCATGTAGCTGATCGACAGCGTACCTGGCTGCGGTACCGGGTTCACGGTGCCGACGTAGGACTGGCTGCGCGACTCGGGCGTGACCGCGATCTCCGAGCTTTGCGGCGCGCGCTGCAAAGACGCGGCGGGCGTGTAGGTGACGGCCTTGCTGTTGGACATCGAGCCGGAGTTCAAGCTCAGGATGCCGTTGGCGTAGTCGATGGTGCCCAGCGTGCCGCTGGCGGTCTTGAGCAGGCCCGCGTCGTCGAAGATCGTGACGCCGTCGGTGACGATGGACAGCGATCCGGGCAGGCAGCCGCCCGGCAGATTGAACTTGACGGTGGTGTTCCAGGCGTGGCTGGCCGTGTAGCTCACGGGTGCCGCGCCCGGCACCGGCAGCCCCGCTGCGGCGTAAGGTGGCACGAAGGAGATCGGTGTCTCGGTCTGGGCGCTGGGCACGAGCTGCGTGTAGATGGACGCGCCCTTGATGGTGAAGTCGCCCACATTGGCCGCTTGCGTCAGGGGCACCACGCCGACGTAGGTGCCCGCGTCGGCCACCACCGTGTCGCGTACCTTGGTGCTGTTGGCCACCCGAGTAAACGTGCGGCTGGCAGGCGAGCCCGTGAAGTCGAAGCGCAGCGCGTCGCTGATGGCGACGGTGACGACCGCCGCCTTGTAGTCCTGGTCAGTGTTGTAGGTGAAGCTGCGCTCGACCACCGACACGGCGGTGGCGCGGATGTACTGCTCCTTCTGCGTCGGCAGGCCTTCGTTCTCGATCAGGACGAGGGTTTGGCCGACGTTGGGCACGGCGTCGCTCGGGCGCTGGAACAACTGCACCACGCGCTGGCCCGCGATGTGGTTCTCGAACAGATAGCCCGCCCACTCGGGGCCCTTGTTGAGGTAGGCCTCGATGCGGGTCTGCGCCTGCTCGCGGGTGTCGAAGGTCTTGCGGGTGGAGAACAGCGTGACGCTGACGCGCTCGTCCTGCGGCGGCTCGGCCACGATGACGTTGGCCCCGAAGTAGGTGTCGGTATCGTCGGTGGCCACCTGCACGAAGCTCTTGCGCAGATTGACGCGGCCTCCAGCGCGATCCAGCTCGGAGATGTCCGGAAAGATCGCGTTCGAGACGCCGTCGGCGATCACCAGGCCCGTGGGCGCACCACCGCCTTCGGGCACGTCCGCCATCACGGCGGACTTCAGCAGCTTCACGTCGCCGGATTGAATCGGCATCTCAAATCTCCAGGAATCGAAGGGTCAGACGGTAAAAGTCGGAGCCGGATCGCGCCGGGATGCCCAGCACGGGTTCAGCCTCGATGGCGGCCTCATGGTGGCGGAAGGCGACCGTGAAGACACGGCCATCGGCGAACGTCAGTTCGAAGCGGCCCGTGGTGCTGGCCACCGGAATCGCCGCCCACCCGCGCAACTGCTCCACGGCGGCGCGCGTCACCCACGCCATATCGGGCGCGCCCACCAGGGTGATCGGCCGACCTGCCTGCCGGGTCGCCGACTGGATCAGCAAGGCCCCGGTGATCAGGTACGAGGTGCTGGCGACCGCTGGCGACCACGCGTGCTCGTCGCTCCACAGCAAGTCGTCGGGCAATGGCAAAGCCACCCCGGTTGCGAGGTTCGTCAGTTGCATCGGAATACCTTCAGGAAGAGAAACAGGAACGCACGGTCAAGCCGTGCGGGCGCGGGCGGCGTCCAGCAGTTGCAGCAGTCGCGCTTCGTCGCGCGCATCGACCGTGGCGTTGACCTTCTGCTGCCCCGAGGACAGTTCCACGCGCACGGTGCGGGTGGTCGTGCTATCTGGCAACGACGGACGTGGCAGGCTTCGGCTGGCGGGCTGCACCAGACCGCCCGAGGCAAAGCCCTGAATGCCTGCCAGCACGCGTCCGGCCAGTGCCTGCGCCGGAGCGCTCAGGTTGTTGATGGCCTCGAAGAAGCCAGCGCCGTAGCGGGCGACGGCCTGCCGGTTCACGACGAACTCGCCGGGGGTGAGCATCGCCGGGACGGTGTCGGATTTCGAGATGCCACCGCGCCGGTAGAACTCGCCCTGGTTCTGCTCCATGTAGTCGATCAGCTCGCGCTCCAGGTCTTTGCCCCAGAGCAGCGGCTGGGCCATCGCCTGCCGCCACGTCTGCTTGATGCGTTCGAGGTTCTGGCGCTCGTTGCCGGTGAGCGTCTTGCGGCTTATGAACTCTTCCAGCGTGCGGCGATCCTGCTGCGCCTGCTTGCCGTAGCTCTCCATCGTTTTCCAGCGCATGTCGAGGCTGACCGACGCGCCGTAGTTCCACTCCAGCCATCGCGTGTACTCGTTCATCCCCTGCAGGCCGAGGTCGATCATCTTGAGCGCCTCAAACGCCTCGCGGTTCTTCTTGGGCCTGCTCGGCTTGTCGTTGGGATCGGAGCCTGTGGAGCCGGTACCGCCCAACGAGGCAACGCGCCCACCGACCGCGAAGTGGGCGACGCCCCCAGTGACACTGTTTGCCAGACGCGAGAGCGCGCCGCTGCCGTACTTCTGCACCGCCGCCTTGCGGATCACGAAGGCACCGGCGTCCAGCGTGCGCGGCACGGTGTCGTGGTGGCCGGAGCCGGGCACCGAGCCACCGCTCATCCGGGGAAAGGCTGGAGCCACCGCACCGCCGTCGGCAAACCGCCGCACGCCACCCACCAGACCACCAGTGGCATTGGTTTCCACCTTGGTCACGTAGATGGTGTGGGTGCTGGACGTGTTGCGCCCGTTGAGGCTGTCGATCTCCGCGCGTACCGCACCGACATTGCTGACCACCTGATGCTGCGACTCGGTCTGGATGCGATCCAGCGCCTTGATCATCCCCTCGACATTGGTGATGGCCGCCTGCGCCTTCTCGGTCGCCACCTTCAGCTCGAATTGCGCGTTCTGGTCGGCGTAGGCCTTGAGCTTGTCCAGCGCTTCCTTCGCCTTGGACACGTCGGCATCGACCGGCAGTGTCTTGCCCTCCTTGAGCAGCGCCTCGTATTCCTTCAGCTTCTTCTCCGCTTCCTGCAAGTCGGCCTGAATCTGCAGCAGGTATTCCTTCTCGGCGAGCGCCTTGTCCAGATCGGCGATAGCCTTGTCGAAGCGCGTGGTGTCGGCGTCGAGCGTGACCTTCAGGCCGTCCTTGAGCTTGGCCGTGATGTCGTCGATCTGGCGCGTGGTCTCGGTCAGCGTGCGCTGAATCTCATCGCGTGCGGTGATCGCCGAGCGTGCCGCCGTCTGGTGCGCCTTCGCTTCGGCATCCAGCGTCTGGTTGAGAATTTCCTCGGACTGGCGGATGCGGTCGATGGCGTCGCGCACGCCCTGTTTGCCTTGCGCGGCCTGCGCATCAGCGTCCTTGGCCTTCTGCGCCAGTTCGGCGCGCAGCTGATCGGCCTGCCGCATCAGATCGGCGGCCTGCTGGTATTCCTGCCTGCGGTAGGCCTCGCGCGACTGCGCTTCGATCTGCGTGACCTGTGACACCGCCTGCTCGGACTGCTTGCGCGCTTCCTCGCCGCGCTTGGCCTCGTTGGTCTGGCTGGTGGCCACCTGCGCGGCCATGTCCATCGCCTTCTGCGCGAGCTGGCGGGCAAGTTCCAGCTCGCCGTTGGCCAGCGCCCGGCGCGCCTGCTCCTGCATCTCGGCGATCTGGCGCTTGCGATCCTCGGTGGCCTCGTACTCCGTCATGCCCTGGCGGCGGATGTCGCGGATGCGCTCCTCCGTGGACATCGACAACTGGCGCTTGGCTTCCTCGATGCGCTGCACTTCGGCCAGATGCCGGTTGGCTTCGGCGTTGAGCGCGTCGATGTGCTGGCGGTACTCGGAGAGCGCCTGCGTCAAGGTCTGGCGCTTGGTGGCGAGGATGTCGTTCTCGACCCGCTGCACGTTGGCGCGGCGCTCTTCCTCTGTCTGGCCTTGCCGGGCGGCCGCATCCTTGCGCGCCTGCGTTTCCTGATCGATCAGGCCGAGCGTCTCGGTCGTGGCCTGACGGCGCAAGGTCGCCTGCTGCGTCAGCGCCTCGGTGAGCAGCTGGGTGGATTTGGTGATCTTGGCGGTTTCGGACTGCTGGGTGAGGTCGAGCGCCGCCTTCTCCTGGTCGTAGCGGTTCTTCACCGCTTGCACCTGCTGCGCGAGGCTCGCCTCGACGATGGTGGTCAGCCCCTTGTAGGCTTCGGCCATCTTGGCGGTGGCATCGTTGACTTGCGCCTGCGCCTTGCCGACCGCCTGTTCGACCTCGCCCAGCCGCGACTTGAGCTTTTCCAGCGCGGCGTGGACAGCCTCGATGCCGCGCCCGACCGCTTCCTGCGTGCCCTGGCGCACGGCTTCGAGCCGCTTGGCGATCTCCTCGGCAGCGGTCGCGGCGGTGTTCATCGCGCCCTTGGCCGCGTTCGCGCCTTCGGTGGCGTCGGCGTACATCTCGGCGAAGATGCGATTCATCTCCGCGAGCCGCTGTTCGTGGCGCTTGGTGGCTTCAGCGATGGTGTCGGACGTGAAGATGGCGGCGAACACCTCCCACTGGAAGCGCAGGTGCTCGATGCCCTTCATCAGCACCTCGACCATGAAAATGCCCGCCTTGCGGACGATCTCGAACTTCTCCGACAGCCACGTCCCGATCTCCCAGCCGATGATGGCCGCGCCGAGGACGCCGAAGGCCACGCGCAGCTTGCCCACCGTGGCGATGGCATTGGAGAGCGACAGGTTCGCTGTCGCCCATGCCGCCGCCGTGGTGCTGGCCGCCGTAACTGCCGCCGCACCTGCCGTCTGCCACGCGATGATCAGCGCCGGGATCAGGCGGTAGACCAGCACCGCGAGGCCGACCTCGGCGATCCGACCCAGCCACTTCATCACCGTGTCCAGGTTGTCCGACAGCCACGTCAGCGCCTCGGCGAGCTTCTTGGTGAAGCCGGTCGATTCGTCGAGTTTGCTGATCCACTGCCCGAAGGCGTTCGACAGGCGCGTAAAGGCCTGACTGACGGTCACCGGCAACTGCGCGTACTCGGCGGCCAGCTTGTCCTTCTGGCTCATCAAGGCATTCACCACCACGTCGGCGGTCAAGCGGCCTTCTTCGGCGAGCTTCCTCAGCCGCCCGATGGGTACGTTCAGGCCGTCGGCCAGTGCCTTGGCCAGACGCGGGCTGTTCTCGACGACCGAGTTAAATTCCTCGCCGCGCAGCACGCCCGAGGCCAGCGCCTGACCGAACTGCAGCAGGGATGACTGCGCCTCGGTGGCCGATGCGCCGGAGATGCGCAGCGCCTGCGAGATGCTCTCGGTCAGCGAGAGCGCGTCCTTCTGCTCGCCACCCAGCATCCGCACGGCCTGCTGGAGCTTGCCGTAGAGCGTGGCGGTTTCCTGGATCGGCACGCCGATGCGCTGCGCGATGGCGAACAGTTCCTTCTGCGCGACCGTGTATTCGCGCTGGCCTGCGGTGGCGAGCTTCAGGCGCGCGGACATCATGTTCCAGGCGTCGGCGATCTGGACGATCTCCTGCACCTTGCCGCTGGCCCAGTTGATGGTGAGAAAGGCCAGCAGCTGCGTCTTGGCCTTGGCGACCTGATCGCCGAAGGCGTTCATCCCGGCCTTGACCTCGGCCATCGCGGCGGCGGCTTTATCGCCTGCGGTCTTGGCGTTCGCGCCAAACTCGCCAAGGCTGCGCTCGGCCGAATTGATGGCGCGTTTGAGCCCCTCGTCGGCCCCTTCGAGCGCAACGAGGATGGAAATGCGGTTCGCCATCTCAGTCCACCAGCCGCAACTGCTTCTCGATGCGCGCGGAGAGGCGCGGAATGCGAGCGGCGACGATGCGCTCGATGTTCAGTCGCTTCTTGAGCTGCACGCGCGGTACCAGCACGGCGATGGGCACGTCGGCACCGCGCTTCAGCCTTTTGATGCCCTCGGCCTTGCGGTAGCGGCGCTTGAAGCCCGACAGTGGCCGGTCGTGTTCCTTGATGTTTTCGGCCATCAGCACGATGTTCCCCTTGGCGTTCTTGATGAAGTAGGCGTTGCCGCCGCGCATCAGCTCGGCGATCTGCGCTTTGAAACGTTTGCGGCCCACGCGCCCATGAAGCGGGATCAGCATCCGGCCGCCAATGACACCGCCACGTTCATGGATACCTGACCACGGGATGCGCGAGCCGACGTAGAGCGCGGGCAATCGGTTCTTGTCTTTGTCGAGCACCTTGGCGGTGAAACCCTTGACGAAAGACTTCTTGACCACCGTCATCTGGCCCGCGACGTGGCTGCGCACGTCCTCTTTGAGTTCGGTGGCTTCACTGGCGACGCCGCGCGCGACCGCCTGCTTGACCTTGTCGCGGAACTCACCGCCCCAGCGGCGCAGTTGCGCCTGCGCGGCCTTGCTATCGATGCGAACGGAGATGCGCATGGTTGACTGCCTGATCGGTGAGCCTGTCGAGGGTCTGGTCGAGGTGACGGGCTTCGCCGCGCGCGCCGATGGCGATCAGCGAGAGCAGCCGGGCATCGCGTGCGGCGTCCTCCCGCGCGGTGGCGGCGGCGAAGCCACGCACCTGCGCCAGGGTGTAGTCGAGGATGTCCGGCAACCGGTGGCCGTGGGCGATCAGGTGCTGGAAAGAGTCGAACCAGCCGTCACGGTGCTCGTCCGTTCGATCAGCACGTCGAGCCTGGGCATCACCGTCCGGGTAAAAAAATCGGCGTTGACCTCGATCACCTTGGCCGCGAGCAGGATGGCCTCGTCGGCGGCCAGCTCATCGACCCACGCGCGCGGTTTCCCGACGGCAATCGACACCGCCGTCAGCAGGTCGTCGCCGCGCTCGCCGAACAGCGCCAACCAGTCGATACCGTCGCTTCCGATCTGCTGCATCACCGGCGTGATGGCGCGCAGGAAGGCGGGCATCTGGCCGACCTTGAGCGGCTTGATGGCCAGCGGCTCGCCGTCGATGACCAGTTCCACCGCCTGCGGGATGAGGGCTTCCAGATCGCTCATGGCAGTCCCCATCACAATTGCACGATGCGGCCGAACTGGCCGAGCACCGCGTCATAGGGTTTGGTGGTGTCGGCCAGCAGCGAGCCTTCCAGCTCGAACTTGTTGTACTCGTCCGAGATGAAGGAGATTTCCTTCAAGGGGTCGAAGGCGACGCGGTACAGCTCCACCAGCACCTTGGCGTTGCCCTGCGCGGTGTTGACGCCTTCCAGTCGCAGGAACCGCTCGGGCAGCGCCTGCGTGAAGATGCCGATCTCGGTGGCGACGCCGTAGCTGTAGGCGGCCTTGAACGGTGCGGTGAAGCCGGTGATATCCAGAAACTGGAGGGCACCGAAATCGGTGTCGGCGGTGTAGTGCGTGCCAGCGGTCAGCGTCGCGGGCGTGCCCGCCGAGTCGGTCACCACCAGCGCCGAGACCTTGGGATGGGCGAAGAAGTAGCGGTCGCCGACCACCGGAGCAGCGCCGCCGATGGTTTCAGCGGTCACGGAGCCGGTGCTGCCCGTGACGTGGTTGCCGTACAGCGCCAAGGCGAGGTTTTCCTTGGTGAACTCCTCGATGGTGAGGTTCACGGTGGCCGACTTCTGCTTGACCATCCGGTGATCCAGCGAGCGCTGACCGGTCTGGCTCTCGTAGTGCTCCAGCACGTCGGTCTTGAGCGAGAGCTTCAGCTCGGCGACGTTGCCGGGCGAGCGCACTTCGATGGGCAGGCCGTCGATATCGCGCTTGCCGAGGAAGACGCGGCCCTGAAAACTGGCATAGGTGCTCATGATTTGGATTCCTTGCGTTGGGTGGGAGTGGGTTTGGCTTCGATGGGAGCGCCATCGCCTTCCGGCTGCCGCACGGGTGCGGGCCGGTGGTCGTAGCGAGCGATGCCGTTGGCGATGAGCCAGTCGGCGGTGTGGCCATCCACATCGAGCCGTTCGCCCGCCTTGTGGGCTTGGCCCGCGTGGGTGTGCGGCTGAGTCAGAACGATGGAAGTCATGGGGTCATCCTTGGGCTGAAAGATCGATATCGAGCGTCCGGTAGGTGACGCAATAGCGCGCGGGGATCGTGGCGGCCGCCGCATCGGCGTCCTCGACGTCCCACTCACAGTCCTGCTCACGCAGCCCCAAGGCCAAGCCGCCGAGATTGCGGTCGGCCATCAGCGCGGCGTGGGCGGCGGTGAGCAGCCGGTCGGCTTCGGTTTCCGCAATGGCGGGCGGTACCGCGCGGGCCAGCGCGACGAGGCGCACCGTGAGCTCGCGTGTGACGCGGTCGTTGGCGCGTTCGGTGATCGATTCGGACTCGGGGAACACCACCAGCGCCGGACATTGCTCCCGGCCGATGGCCACCGTGGGCGAGCGGTGCAAGGTCGCCCCAAGCGATTCCACCGGCGTGCGGACGGCCGCCATCACCGCGAGCAGAATCCGTTCGCGGATCGAGTTGCCGGACACGGCGCTACACCCTGGTGAGCTGTGCGCGCAT